AAAAATTTTAATAACAAACTATTCTATTTTATGGCCTTTTTTACCAATAATTATACCAAAAATAATTGGAGAAAATCTACCTAAACTTATATGAAAAAATTCACAAAAATTCCATAATAAAATTAAAAAATTTTTATAAAAATTTGTCACATTAATAAAATTAAAATACATTATATACTCCTAATAAAGTACCTAATGAAATATCTATAAAAAAATATTTTTAAAAATTTTATTATACATTATAATATATCTATTAAAAATTTTAAAAAACAATATTTAATTATATGGAATTATAAATCTTATTTACAAAAAAAAATTAATTAAATTTAAACATTTCAGCTATTTTAAGAGCTAATGTGGCAGTTTGTATAGCTTCTTTAATAATATTTTCTTTATTTCCTTTACCAAACCCGTAATCATTAATTGCTTGAGCTAATTCACCTACCTCTTCAATTAAATATGACATCCATTCATAGGCACTCACACTTTTTATACCAAATTTAGATAATTGTCGTTTGTTTTCTTTTTTAAACTCTTCTATTAACCATTTGTCATTATTCAATTTTAAATCTGTATATTTTTCTTTCACGGATTTCTCCTTAAAAATTTTTTAAAAAAAATCAATTTTTAACCAATACTTCTAATGTTTTTATATTAAGCAAAATGCACCTATTATTTTCACATAAAAAATGATTATTAGAAAAATTTATTACTTCTTTTTTACTAAAAAACTTTTTAATAATAGTATTTCCAAAATCATCAGTAAAATCTTCTACAATAGGAAATATTTCTTCTTTTTTAAATGAATATATTCCATTAAAAACTTTTATTTTATTAATTAATATTATCCACATAATAAATTTTTAAAAATTTATTCTATTAATTATGCCAATATATCCTATCAAATTCCATATTATACGGATCATTTAATGGATAAAAAATTTCGTCGCAATATTCACATTCAAGTCCGTCAATACTGATTAATAAATTTAATTCAGATCCACATTTTGGACATATATGATTTTCAAAGCATTCTTTATAATATTCTATATTAATAGACATTTTTCATTTACCTTTTGTTATTTGTTCAGATATAAAATTATCTAAATATTTTGCAAGTTCTTAAAACTTTAATCTTAATGATTGATTTTCTGTTATATTTATCATGCAATCAATATTGTCCTTTGCCTCAATTAAATTTTTTATTGTTTTTGCAAACATGAAACAACGAAATGTTTTTTTAGTTTTCATATATTTTTTTCATATACAATTTGATTTACAAATTTCATATTTTATCTATATGCCTTTTTATAAATTCATTTTTTGTTTCTGGATGAAAATGAAATAATTCTTCAGCTATTAACTTATATAATAGCAAACTAAATTCTTTAACTTTAGGATCGTTGTGGAAACATGCCATAACCATAAAAGCATCGGCAAAATGATGAACATAATGTACTGTAACATATTGCAATTCATTTATAGCATTATTAACAATAGCATCTGACATATAAACAGATTTCATATATGATTGTTTCCTTGGATCTGCATCTAACATTACATTTGCCCTCATCCAACGGATACAATCTTTAATAAATTCATTATTAAAATCTGGCCCTCTCATTCCTGATATTAATATTGATTGAAGTTTTAGCCCAATATTTTTAGTCCACGGCTGTAAAACATATTCATTATTATTCAATGTGTCTCCTTATAAAATTATTATACAATATATTTTTAATTACATTTAAATCAAAATATTTAAAATAATTTACTTTAATCATACATCCGGTACATCCTAGATCTATATTTAAGTCTTTTGTCCTATATTTTATTATTACGGACCATAAAAATCTAAAAAAATCAATAATAATATTTTCTTATAAAATTATTCAATAAATAACTTATTAACATCTTTTAATTTTATATATGTTCTAATGGCAGAATCATCCCACAATAGCTCATCACTATTACGATAATCTTTTCTTTTTCTTCGCGGCTGTATTAAAACTAATATATTTCCATAATCATCAATACTTACGGATGTTATTTTACCCAATCTGTTTTTATATTTACCGTGTGGAATAATTGCATATAAGTTAATGTATTTTTTATACCTATTTTTTAATTCATTTAATTTATTATTATATTCTGTTTTTATTAATTCAATTTCTTTTTTGATTTTATTTATATTAATTTCATTCATAATATAGCTAACTCATTAATTATAATTATATTTATATATTTTTTTAATATCTTCTTTATATTTTTTTATTATATTATCAAATATATAATTATATACTTTATCAAATTTTACTTCATCTTCTTTTGCTTTAATATTTAGTTTATTATTAAAAAATACAACAGCGTAATCTTCGGCTGTTTCTAATAATGCTTCACGAGGATTCATTCCATTTCCTAATAAATAATCAAATTCTGCAAAAAAATAATCAATTGCCTCACTATTCATAATTATTATTCTCCTTTAACAAAATCATTTAAGGCTTTAATAAAAAGTTTCCATTCATCATCATTGTTAAATATTAACGGTTTTAATATTTGTTCTTCATCCCAAAATAATCCTGTTGATTCAATTTCTATTTTGCCACCAAAATTATAGTTCCAAAAGGCTCCTCTTATAGAAGTTCCCCACTCTATATTTTTTTTAAAAAATGGAATATTACATAATATTAAATACCAACAATAATTATTTTTGTCAAATATATACTCTAATGTTTTACTATTCGTTATTGCATTACATACTTCTAATGCCTTAGTTGTAAATAATTCACTTATTTCATCATCATATGTTGTTATTTGAAATATATAATCACATAAATATGATTTTTTAGTATGATCTGCGCCAGTTAAACTATTGTTATAATTAAAACTATAATTAAGTAATTCTAAGTAATTCATAGTTATCTAAATCCTATTCTTTCTCGTAATGCCACCATATTTTTTCAAATGTATCAGTTCTTTCAAACATTATGGCAACGCTTGGATATCCTTTAGCATGAAATGGAGGATTTTCTGAATATCCTACAATTTTATATATTTGATCCATTCCATATTCACCATAAATGTCAATAATATAATAGTCATCATTTCTTCTACTTCTATACGGTGGAGCATCACCAAGTCTCTGCCCGCTATTTTCCCATGTAAATAAAGATGGATTTAATTTTTTATATTTTTCATACCATTTCATGACTATTATCCTTATAATTTTAATATAGGAGAACATATATAAGATATCATTATATATGTTCTCCTAAAGGTCACAGTAGGATTCAAACCTACAAGCTAATGGATTAGATCCACGCCAAATCTTCCTTATTCTTGTGACTTCTTATTTCATTATAAAAAGACTACTGAGTAACATACTTGCTATTAATGAAAAAAATAAGCACCCTGCATCTTTTGTAAATATAGATGATATTGCACCGCATATCCAAAAACTTATTGTAGTTATAGCCCACCAATTAATCATTTATTCTCCATATATAAAATCATGTAATTTTTTATAATCTTTACTTAAAAAATTAAATTCTATATCATTGTTATTTGTCATAAAATCTACTTTTACAATTATATTAAAAGTATTTTAATTTATATTTTCTATTAAATCTATTAATTTTTTTTTACTTACTTTTTTATTATATACTTTTATTGTTAAATCTTTAGCAAATATCGGCATATTAATTTGTTATATTATTGTTTATTATATTATTTATCATATTGTTTATATATGTGGTAATTGGAATTGCCTGATATTTATTGAGGTTTAATGGAGCAGAAGGAGGCGTTACATCTGGGGTATATGATTCTTCGTTACTTCTATCGCTTTCATTAAGAGAAATATCTACAGCGGTAAGTATAAAATAATTTGTTTCATTTATATCAGTAGTTATATCACATATATTTATTCCAGCAGGTATTACGGCAACTATTTTATTTGGGTCATATTCTATCATGTCATTTGAATAATCACCAGATATTTTTGTTTGGTATAATCTATATAATAAAAGGTCTGGCTCTGTATTATGATCCCAAGTAAATCCTATTTTATATTGTTTTGCATAACATGTTGTTGTTAAAAATAAAATAATTAATATTGTAAATAATATTTTTTTATATATTCTCATATTACTTTCTTCCTATTACTTTATTATATATTTTACTTATTTTTTTATTTGAAATAAGTCTTATTATCTCTATTGATATAGTATAGTATAATATTGCTATTATTAAATATAGATTATTATTTTCTTTATAGAATAAAAATAATAATATTGGTACAATTAATAATCTTAGTATATATAATATATTTAAAAATACAATTGAGGTATATTTTAATCTATGTAAAATTAATTTTTTATTCATATTTTTCTATTAACTCCCTAAATGTATTCATATCATTATTATTAATATAATGATTGCATCTTTGAATTATAAAACAACTAAATAGAAAAAATAATAATATAATCCAAAATGAACAAAATTTTATTAATGAATAATCATCTTTTAAATTTTTCATAATTCATAATCCAATCGATCATTTTTAAGGTCTGGATATTTATCAACAAATAAATTATGTGATTCTGTTAATTCTGTTAGCTTGTTATTTGCCGCTAATATTTTTAAATCTAAACAATATCTTATCCATTTAAATGCATCTTTTTTACTTTTAACATATCTTACTGTTTTATATTCTTTTTTTATATATCTACCATTTATTACTAAATGATCTTTTGTTTCTTTATCAAATTCTATTTTTTTTATAGTTAAGTCATTTAAATTTGCTTTATAATATATTTTCATTTTTTTTGATCCATAAATTATAATTTATTGTTACATTTGCACATAACAATATATATGTATCTAAATTTAAATATGAAATACATGATTGTGTGACATTGTAACATGTTGGTTGATTCTGTATATCTGTACGTAATAATAATTTTATGTATAAATCACCCTCAAATACGAAATAATTGAACTCAGATATATCTCTAAGTTTAAACTTAGCATATTCTATAATTGTTTCTGTAGTTATTATATTTTTATTATGATTATTTTCCATTTATATTAATCTCCTTATAATGCATATTCTATGCCATATTCTAAAATTGTCTTTTTAATTAACTCATTAAATTTTGGCCAATATTTTCGTTTTGCCGATGCCGTAGAATAGTAGACCTTATTATACGATTTTTTCTGTAAACATCCTCTATCCTCATATTTGGCAGTAAATATATATATTCTGTGTAGTATTTTTAATAATACTTTATTCATAGATTAATCCATTGAATATTTCGTCATAATATTTATTATGAATTTGTCATATTTTTATTGCATATAGGACATTCATTTTCATTAAAACTTTTAATATTTTTAGTTATTAAACTATTTATTGGAATTGAACAATTTTCTACTATACTATTAAAATTATTTTTTGCAAATTCAGTTACACCATAAGAATAATATATTTTATTTAAATTAATATTTCTATTAATTATACAAAATACTGATATTGGTACTCCACTTAAGTTATATATTGATTCACATAATCTTGATACCGATCCGCCAGTAGTTATTATATCTTCTATAATTATAATGTTTTTATTTTTAATAAATTCCTTAAATTCTGGTCTAAATTCCATTTTATGCGAAGGATCTATTGCTGTATATTTTAAATGTAAATTATTTTTAATTTTTTCAACAATTTCTATTTCGAGTGTCTTTTTTTCAGGGAATATAAATGATTTATTTAGTTCACATGCTACTGGAGCAGCAAAAGATATTCCTGCAACTGCTGGGCCTGTTATTATATCATAATCTGTATATTTATATATTTTGGTTATGTTATCAACTAAACTTCTTATTATTTCATTGTATAAATATGGAAATAATGTTATTCTTGTTTTTTCTATATACGTATTAGAATGTTTCCCCGATCTTAATATAAAATGTCCATTTTTAATTATTTTATTTTTTAATAAAACTTTATATAAATCCATTGTTAATCCTAAAATATGTTTACTTCATATTCAATTTTTATGTTATATATTTTAAAACATTGTAATTCTCTTTTTAATTTTCGTATTTTCATTGAATTAAAATCAAAACAATCAATATATTCAAAACCATCATCAGTTAGTTTCAAAAATATTGAACCATCTCCATTTTTCAGTTCAAATATATCTCCTATATCTAAATATTCAATAGTTTCTATATTAAATGTTTTTGGTTTTCTTATTATTTTTATAATATTTGACATTTTAATCTCTTATTAATTTAAATGATATAGAATAATTTAATCCTAGCCGTATAAATAAAATTATAAATTCATAATGAAATAATTTAAATACAATTTCTAAATTATATACTGAAGAAATTTTTGTTTTAGTTATTATTATATTTTTCATATTATGACATATTATTTTTTATTTGTTTAATCCAATTGTCTTCATGTTCTAAATTTAATCCCATTAATTCTTTTACTGTTTTCTGTATTATATTTGCATTAACAGCATTATCGCACATAAATTCTCCGTGCCAACAAGATGCCGTTAAACATTCTTCACATACTGTTATTAAATCGGTATCTTTTAATTCAAAATTATTATTCATTTTTTATTTTTTTCAATATCTTTTTTATTCTTTTTGAAAATCTTGAATCTGTTTCCGTATATACATAAATAAAACCACCGTACTTATCTTTGGTTTTAAGTATTTCAAAATCTTCCTTTTCTAAATTCGGTTTAGTATACCATATTTCCCTTGCTAAAAACGATAAATCAATCATGCCGTAGTTGAAAATTCATTTGATTCTGAGTCAAATATTTCCCAATCATCATCTAAAATACAATCTTTTTGTTGTTCAATAACCCTTTCTATTATTGTTCTTTCATTGTTCTTATAATACTCAATTTGTGGTGTTGATTTTTTAGATATATATCCGCGTACCTTGCAATTACTTATTGCTTTTCCTAATTTCATATTTACCTGTTAATGTTTTTGTTAATTTTTTATTTAATTGTTTATTAAATTTATATACATCATATTCTAAAATAATTATGCCGTATATTAATTTTGGAATAAAAAGTATTTTATTGAAAATGTATTTAAAAAAGTAAGTCATTGTAATCCTTAATAATTTTACTGTGGTTAGAAAACCCGTTAACGGTAAATCAACAATTTTATAATTTTAATTTAATAAAAAAATGTAATTAAAATAATGCTTTGCCGCTTGTTTATGTTTTCTTAAATTGTTTAAAATCTAAAATCTTGTGTTCCGAATAATATTACTATGTAATATTATTATATTATATTAATATATATATTATATATTATAATATATAAAGCCCCCTTCCTGTTTTTAGAATACCATAGAAAAAGTATTTTGTAAATACGATATTTAAATTTTATTTTTTAGATATACTAAGTCTTCTAATATAAATTTTTTAAAACATTCATAGCAATATTTTTCATTATTGAAATCATTATTTTCTTCTTTTACACTTTCTTCACATAATTTTAAATATTTATTATATTTATTAATATCTATATCTTTTAGTATAAATTTTACACATAGTCTATTATAATTATCTAATGATTTTAATAATTTTTCGTTAACAGATATTTTATACTTATCTAAAATTAAATCATCTTTTTCATTATTATTTATTGACATACATGTTCTCCTTTTTAAATATATTAGTGTATCATTGTTCTTTTATATAAAAGATGCCATATATAAAAAATTTTTTCAACATATTTGTATTTTTATTAACAAATATTAAAGTATATTAACCTAATGCCTATTTTAATTATACGGTAGTAACCTATTGAGACTGATTTTTGATAAAAGAACTTGATTTTAACTTATTAATATGTTATATATATAATATCATTGTTTTCCTTATAATACGCTTTATTCTCTATTTAGGCCGGGTTCCTACCAAAATATCCGGCCTTTTTATTTGGTATAGTAATGTCTATGTGTTATAATTTTAATATATATTTTACTAAATATAAGGGCTATTAGCTCAGTATGAAGAGCATGACATCGTAATGTTTATGTCGAAAGTTCAAATCTTTCATGGTCCACATATAGAAAAGATTACAATGATGAAAGTTATTATAGCTGGATCAAGGACAATTAAAAATTATGACATTATTATTAAGGCAATTACTGACTCTGGATTCAAAAATTATATAAAACAAGTAGTTTCTGGTGCAGCCAGCGGAGTTGATATGCTTGGCATAAGATATGCATTAGAAAATAGTATTGATTTTAAAATATTTAAAGTAACAAAAGAAGATTGGAAGCAGAGAGGAAAATTTGCTGGAATATATAGAAATAGTTTAATGATAGCACATGCAGATGCTTTAATAGCGATATGGGATGGGGAATCAAAAGGAACGAAAGATATAATAAATAAAGCTAGGATAAAAAATATTCAATATTTTGTGACAATTATAGGGAGTTAAATATATGATTAATCTTTTATTTTTTAGCTCAATTGAATATGAATATAATAAAAGCGATAATAAAGTAATATATAAAAAAATTTGTATACCTAAAAACAAAATAGAACTTATTGAAGAGGTTGATGACAAAACATCTAAAATAAATGGTAAATTAGTATATCATAGTTTTAAAGAGGCAATAAGTATAATAAAAGGAATTAAAAATAAAAATATATAATATGTTAAATAAAAATTGTTTAAATTGTATACATCTAAAAAAAAATAATTTTTCTTATCCTATAAGTATTATAGGAAATGGATTTTATTGTATAGTAATTAATAATATAATATATAGTACAAGAAGATTAATATTTAGTGAAAGATTTTTAAAATACTTTAGATGTAGTTTTTATAAGTTAAGGAATAATAATGAAAAATAAAAATATAATAAATAAAACAAAAATAAAAGAAGAATCAACTGAATTTATGAGTGTGTGCATCGAGTTAGAAAAGTCTGATATATATTTATTGTCTGTAGAAGTCCCAATAACTAAAGAGAATATGAATGATAATAAAAAAATAAATTATCAAGCAATTACAATGGGTTGGAATGCAATAAATAATAAATTAGTTGATTTAGATAAAGCTAGTGTTGGCAGTTCTTTTTCAAATAAAATTTTGAAAAGAATAAAAGTAGATAAAAATGGAAAAGTAATAAAATAATGATATGGATGAATTTAAAATAGGTGATTACGTAAAATGGGAAACAAAGTTAAATGGAATATCTATAAAAAAAGTAGGTAAAATAGTTTATATAGTAGATCCATTTACTACGTTAGATGAAATAGATTATAATATATTAAAGAAAAACATTAGCAAAGTTTTCAATATTATATGTAATGATAAAAAGAATAAAATACAAACATATAAAAGTTATTTAATATTAGTTGGTGAAAAAGAAGGTAATATACCTAACTTACATTGGCCTGATGCTTTAAAACTTAAAAAAACTAAAAAAAGAAAACAAAGAAAAAAGATAATAAAAAAAGAGATAAAATAATGGCTAAAATACCAGATAGTATAAAAATAAGTGTTAATACAGATGAAATAGAAAAAAAAATACAAGAAACAGTAAAAGAATATGAAAATAATATAATAGAAAAAATAGCTTTTTCATTGTTTATTATGAATTATTTTAAACATGAATTTATTCCTGGAGAAAGTGATTTATATTATAAAGTTCATATTTTAAAAGAAAGAGAAATGTGGAAATCTGGAAATCAAAAAAATAGATTAAAATTTTTTTTTGATCTAGCTGAAAAGATATATAAAACAAATTTAAATAATAAAGATAAATGTAGTAAGGAAAACTCTGTATTTATGAATTGCTCTAAGCCCAGAGAAACTAGTAGTATTTAAAAATGAAACGAAAAATATATAATATTGATTCGCTAGAATTAACAAAAGAACAAGAACAAAAGTTAAAAGAATATATTACTCTTATTAAAAAAATATGTCATAAATATGCAAATAATAATGCTATGACAACATTTGATGATTTAGTACAAGAAGCATTAATAAAAATTGCATATACAATAAAAAGTAAATTTTGTATTAATAAAGAAACTGAAATATCATTTTATTATACTATGATAAAAAATTCTTGTCTTAGTGAATTACGTAATAATAAATTTAAAAATTATATGATAGTATTGGATGAGGTAAGTGTTGATAATAAATTATATAATAATAATATTGATGAAAATATAATTAATGAAGATTGTTACAAAATTTTGTCATCATTTCCAATTAGTGATTATGAAAAAAAAATATTAATACATTCGTTGGGTATAAATACATTTCATAAAACATGTAAAGAAATAGGTGAAATTATGGGCAAGAAAAGTGTTAACATAAGATTGGCAAAATCACATGCTGTTAAAAAAATAAGACAAAAGATTATGAAAGATAATAAAAATATTAATACATATGCCAGTTAAAAAATATGATAGAAAAAATAAAAAATTTTATATTATAAAGCCGAAGCTTGTTCATATAGGAAATATAAAAGCAAAAAAAATAAATAGAGAATTAACCGATGAGGAAAAATATAAAGTATATAAAGATGTTAATATTATAGAACATTTAGGAACTGAATTTGGGGCAAAAACTATACTTTCAATATCAGATTATGATATATTTAAAATAAGAGATGAAATAAAAAATAATCGTAATTTAATAAACAAAAATAAAATAAAAAATATTTCACATCCAACAAGAGTAGGCCAAATAACTGACCCTGGTAAGAAACAATCTAATTCAATAGATGTAATAAAAAAACAATTAGGTTTATAATTTTAAATGACTCCTCAACAATCAGCAGCTTTAGCAAAACATAGATTGTTTGCATTCCCAAAATTTGTGTCTAATTTAAAATGTCCTAGACATATAAAGTTTATTGCTGATAAAATACAAGAAAAATTAGAAATAAAGACTGATAAATATAAACTTCTCACAATTTCACTCCCACCAAGGCACGGAAAAACTTTATTAATATCTAAACATTGCGTACCTTGGTATTTGGGTAATTGGCCTAAAAAAAGAGTAATACTTACATCATATTCATCTGATCTTTCTGATGAAAATAGTGATTTTGCAAAAGATATTTTTGCGAATTGGGGGCCTATATTATGGAATGCACATCCAAGTAAGTCATTATATAATAGAAGTAAATGGAACACAACGGAGGGCGGAGGATGTATTTCCGCTGGTGTTGGTGGCAGTATAACTGGATTCGGCGCAGACCTTTTTATAATAGATGATTATTTTAAGGGTAGTGAAGAATCGGAGTCTAAAGATGCTAGAGATAAGCTATGGGCTAAATGGCAATCTATTATAGGTACCAGATTACATCCAGGATGTTTAGTTATTGTGCTTGCAACACGCTGGTCTAGCGATGACCTTATGGGGAGGCTATTAGATCAAGCAAAGTTAGAAGGTGATGATTTTCCATTTGATTATGAACATATAAATTTACCTGCTATTGCTGGCAAAAATGATTCTTTAGGGAGAAGAGAAGGTGAAGCTTTATGGCCTGAAAGATATAATATAAAACTTCTCAATTCTATAAAAAGAATAGTCGGCCCTTATTGGTGGGAAGCAGAATTTCAAGGTGAACCAGTAAAATTAGGTGGAAATTTATTTAAATCTCAAAATTTTAGATATTATACAATAGATAGACTTACTAGAAATTATGAATGTTGGAGAATTGGTACGGATGAACCAATTTTTGTAAATAAAAGTGATTTAAAAATAGCTACAATTATAGATCCTGCTTTTGATATTAAAAAGAAAAATGATCCATGCGGCATACATGCATGGGCATATTCAAGAAAACATAAAATTTGGTTGCTTTTGGATAGATTTAATGATAAAATAGAACATCAGAAAATAAATGATTTTGCATTAAATTTTTCATTAAAAAATAATTCTTCATATATACTTGTTGAAAATGAAAAATTAGGTAAGGTATTAGTAAAAAATTCAGAAGGGAATGATAGTATATGTAGAAAAAAAATACCCTTTAAGGAAGTTCCGACAAAGGGTCAAGATAAATATACTAGGGCTGTTCCAATGGCATTATATTTTGAAAATCAAAGAGTATTTTTACCGAAAGATGCAATATGGTTAGCCCATTATGAAAAGAATTTAAAAGATTTTCCAACTGGAGCGCATGATGAAGATGCTGATTTAACGGCTTATGCTGCTTCTATGGAAGATCAAATTTCTGTAGCAGAAGCACTTGCAAATTTAATGCGCGGGAAATAATATGAGACAAAAAAGAAATTATAATAAAAACAAAAATATTGTAAAATATAATAATTTTGATTCAGCCAGTATAGTAAGGCGATATAAAGCTAGGAGAGATGCATTTGAGAATGGTCTTTCTGGGTTTGGTGGCCAATATGACCCTATACAAAGATTAACTTATAATTATTCTGATATATTGTCAACTGGTACTATCGAAACATTATATAGACAAGATTGGATATCAAGAAAAATAGTTGAAACCGTGCCAGATGATTGTTTAAGAAAATGGATAGATATATATGTACCAGACAATAATATAGTATTAGATTTGCAGAAAAAAATAAAAGAATTAGATGCAGTTAAAAAGATAAAAGAAGCTTTAATAAATGCAAGACTTTATGGGGGTTCAGTAGTAATATTAGGTATACCGGATTCTGGTGTTCAAAATAAACCTCTTGATTATGATAAAATAGAAGATGTTTTATATCTAAACGTAATAAATAGAACTGGATTACAAGTACATTCTTACTATAAAGATCCATTAAAAGCTAACTATGGAGAACCGCAACTATATAAGATTCAAACATTACATAGACCAGAGAATTATGATCCAAATAAATATATGATTCACGAATCAAGGATACTTAGGTTTGATGGTAATTATTTACCAGAATTGACAAGAATAACAAATCAAGGGTGGCACGATTCTATATTAAATGTTATAAATCAAACATTAAAAGAATATGGAACGAGTATACAATCTGGTGCAATTTTATTTCAAGATTTTATAAGTAAAGTTCTCAAAATACCAAATTTAGTTGATTTATTACAAAGCGATGAAGGAAGACAAATATTAGAACTTAGATTACAATATGCTATTTCTAATTTAAGCTCTATCGGTATGGTTTTAGTAGGCGAAAATGAAGAATTTAGTAAAATACAAACCCCTATAGCCGGATTATCAGAATTAATTGATAAATATATTGAAATAGTATCTGCTTCTTCAAATATTCCACGGTCAAGATTATTTGGTCAATCACTAGGAACTCTTGCAGGTGCTACTGAGACAACTAGAGCATACTATGATTATTGTACGGCTTATCAAACTGATAAAATATTTAATCAAGTTAATAAGCTATTAAAGATTTTATTAAATAGAAAAAATAGTGTAAATAATGGTGTTGAACCTGAAGAATGGAGTTTTAAATTTAATTCTTTATGGGATGCAACAGATAAAGAAACAACTACCGCTCGGAAAATGCAAGCGCAAGTCGATGAAATTTATATAGAGAAGAAAGTTTTAACTCCGGAAGAAGTAGCTATTTCACGGTTTAGAAAAGATGGTTATAGTTTTGACACAATAGTAGATATAACACATAGAATAGGAAAATTTTACGAAGAAATTGAATCTGGTAATTTAAATTTTACAGAAGATAAATTTGAATTTCCTGATAGTGGTAATGAACCTGAAGAGGTTAAAAGAATATTGTCAACAATATATTCTGATCGTATGTCTAAATGGGTTAAATCAAACCCAAATGATAAAGAAAATAAAGATAATAAAACTATTTGTGCTAAAATTGCATGGTCTGCCGTTGAAGATTCTGATTGGCAAAAAGATAAAAATGGTAAATGGACAAAAATAACTAAAAGCACAAAATAAGTTTCATAATAAGTTTCAAAATAATACACTCCTTTTAAATATATTTTATAATAAAAAAATATTTTTTTTGATTTTTTTTAATTATAATGGTATATTATACTGTAAATATAAAAAAAAGGAGTATATTATGCCGCTTCCAATACCAAATAAAGATGAAGAACAAAATACTTTTATTGGTAGATGTTCTAGTGTATTAAAAGATGAATTCCCGGAACAAAAACAGAGAATAGCAGTATGCTTTTCTCAATGGAAAAAGAGTAAAAAAGAAGATTCTGTTAACAGGGAATTTACATTTAATTTAGACAAAGAATCTAATTTAAAAATTGATCCATCTACAGGTTTTCTTTATGGAAAAGCTAGATTAACCAGAACTGGTGTATTTGATTATTATGATAAATCAGGTAATTTAATGAGAGAATATAGATCGGAAGAAGAAGTTTTTGATGAAGATTCTATTAAATCACTTTCAATGAAACCTATAGTTAATGATCATCCGTCAGAAATGGTTACTTCTGATAATGTTAACTTATTACAAGTAGGGAGTGTTGGAGAAGTTATAGATAAAGATGGGGCGTTTTTAACTAGTAATATAATAATTACAGATAAAGATATGGTTGATACTGTATTAAATAGAAAAAAAATGGGATTACCAACAGAGCTATCATGTGGATATAATTGTATGATAGTACCAGAAATAGGCCATCATGATTCTGATGGATATTATACATTTGCACAAAAAAAAATAAAATATAATCATGTAGCAATTGTTGATCGAGGCAGGGCTGGAGATCAAGTAAGAATTTTAGATAAAAAACAACAAAAAAAGGAGCAAATAATGGCAAAGGTACAATTCACAAGAAAAGCAATAAAATATGATTCATTAACTCTTGATCAAATTACTCAAGTCGTAGATGAAGAAAGTCTTAATTTAATTAATATTTTAAGTAACAAATTAGACGAAGCCGTATATTTGTTAAATAATATTTCAGCAAAGAAAGATGAATTTCAAGCCAAATATGACCAAGCAAATGTAACAATTACTGAATTAAAGACAAAAATTGATACATTGAATGATGTAAATTCACCAATCATTGTTGCAATGATAAAGGAAAGATCTGATGTCGAGACAGTTGCAAAAGAACTTGGGGTTGATTGTAAAGATAAAGATATTAAAACAATAAAATGTGACTCAATATTAGCATTATCAAAAAATGCTGATTTAAAAGATAAAAGTGATTTGTATATTAATACAAGATTTGACGCAATAAAAGATATTGTAAAAGAAAAAGTTAATAATGATGGTAATGATATATTTTCTAATTTTATGGAAAATATACAAAAAAAAGAAGATAAATCAAAAAATGATCCAAGATCAAATTTTATAGAAAAAGATAAGTGTCAAAATAAAAAATAAAATATTTTTTTGAAAGGAAATAAATATGCAAACTTCAGTAAACAGTGCAATGCAGGTTGGTTTACCTGGACAATTGTATGGATTAAATCATGATATAATTGGAAGAAATAACTATTCAAAAAAGTTAGATAAAGTTACGATTACAGCAGCAGATGCGGCTACAGTATGTACCGTTAATGGTACTGCTTATACTGCAAATTCTGGAGCAGGTGTAATGACTAAAACGGCTATCGCGGAAGAGTTAGCCGGACTAATAAATGCTGGAACGGACGCCTTAGCTTACTTTACGGCAGCCGCTGAATATATTTTAGTTGAAGCACTTATCGTTGGTACGACTACGACTGTAGTGGGTACAACTAATTGTACAGTAGTTAATCAAATTGCGAATGCAGCCGCTATAAATTTTGGTCTTTTTGTCTGTCAAGATCAAATTGATCAAGAAAAAGCACGAGTCCCAATTGTGGCAGCAGATGTAACTACAACATTATTGGCTTGTGGTATAACTTGTCTTACTCAGGCTATAGAACAGTATTATCAATCAGTTGGTGGGGCCGGTTATGCTTTAAATGAAGAGATGAGCATAGTGCGAAGGGGTATGATTTGGGTTTTAACAGAAACAGCCGTAACTCCTTCATCTACACCATATGCAAGATATACTGTTGCTACTACTGAAAAACTAGGTGCAATTAGAGGTGATGACGATACGTCAAAGGCAGCAATCATACCTACAGCAAGATTTATTCGTGGAGCAGCGGCAGGTGGGTATGCTCTCTTAGACATTAATTTACCATAATTTAAATATATTTTTTGGAGGATTTTAATATGATAAGATTTGATAGTATTAGACATAGATTAGATGCAAATGAGACTTTATTTCTTGCAAGAGAATTAGAGTCTATTGAATCTACTCTATATGAATGGCTTGAGCCTGAACTTAAGTATAGAATGTTAATTCCTACCAGTAATGAAGATAGTCCTGGTGCAGAGACTATTACTTACCGTATGATTACTATGGTAGGTATGGCAAAAATAATTGCTAATTATTCTGCTGACTTACCAAGAGCAGATGCTATTACAAAGGAATATTCTCAGAAAGTAAAAACTATTGGTATATCATTTGGTTATAACACACAAGAAGTAAGGGCTGCAACATTGGCCAATAAGCCTCTTGAAAAAATAAAAGCTGATGCCGCAAGGCGTGCAGTACGAGAGAAAGAAAATGCTTTAGCTTGGACAGGAGATAGTTCGCATGGAATAATTGGATTCTTAAACAATCCAAACATCCCTGTCCAAGCTGCCCCTGCCGGAGTTGGCGGAACTACATGGGCATTAAAAACACCTGATGAAATTATAGAAGATATTTCTTTAATGGTACAAACTATGAGAGATTCCTCGAAAGGTATTCATTCTGGAGACACATTGGTTCTTCCGATTGCTCAATATACTATAATCACCACATTGCCTAGGTCTGCGAACAGTGATACAACTATAGCAGAATTTGTATTGAAAAACAAGGCATATGGTATAAGGCAGATAGAATGGTTGAATGAGTTAAAGACAGCCTTTACGAGTGGGACGAAAGATGGAGCGATTTTTTATGAAAAAAATGAAAGAGTTTTACAAAATAGGATTCCATTAGAAATGATAACTCATCCTGTTCAAGAAAAAGGTCTTGAATATATAGTGCCTATTGAGGCAAGGAATGGTGGAGTTGTTGTACGGTATCCTCTTGGGTGCTTGTTTTTCACTGGGATTTAATAACAATAAATATTATGCCCGATAACTTATTTATCGGGCATAATGATGGGGTAAAAATGATAGTAATATATAATCAACCAAATATTTTTCATCTTCCATATTATACTATAAAAAAAGTACAAAAAAAGGATAAAAATAATATACCTATAATTGATGAAAAAACAGGTGAGCAAAAATTAATTAGTAAAAAGGTTACAGAATATCATACGTTTATTCCTGGTAAAAATATTATATCTAGGGAAAAGTGGCTAGATATTGTTGAATATAATAAAAATGATATGGAATATTATGAGCCAATATTGAAACCATTCAAACCTATCGTTGATAAAGAAACTCAAATAGAAATTGGTACAGATGAAATTAATATAGATTATAAAAAATTAAAAACTAACGAAATGTTAAATATAGTAGAAAATACATTTGATAAAAAAGAACTTGAAATATATTTGAAAAATGAAAAGAAAAGAGATAATCCAAGGATAGCAATAAAAAAAGCTATAAAAAGTCAAATGATTATTGTAAGCGAAGCAGAAGAAGCATTGGAAAAGGATTAATATGTCATTAACTACCAAAGAAAAAGTCATAGCTATTGCTCCCGAATTATCTACACAATCAGATGCAACCTTTGTTATATACATAGCTGAAGCCGGGACAAGCATAAGCCCTTCTTACTTTGGTAATAAAGCAGAATGGGCGGCTACTAATTGGGTCGCCCATTATATGACAGTTAACAGTGCATCTGGTTCCGGAACTATTAGTGGCCCAATTACCGAGGAAAGAGTTGGCGATATTTCGCGTAAATATGTAAAACTACAAAAAATTAGTAGAGAAGATGCAGACTATGGAAGAACCAAGTATGGTAGAACTTTTTTGACAATAAGAAGTTCTAGGATAGTTGGTTTTTGTGCTATACCTCCAGGAAGATAATAATGTTCGATGTAGAAGTAATTGATGAAAAAACTAAATGGACAAATTTAGTAAAAAAAATTAAAGAATTAAGTGATCCAGGTGGTAATATAGTTGAAGTTGGTTTATTTGATGATGTTGGTTTAATATCAATAGCTAAAGAAAATGAGCTTGGTGATCCTCCTAGAAGAGCTAGGCCTTGGCCTATTCCAGAAAGATCATTTTTAAGATTTGTATTTGATAGAGATTTACATGATAATGTAAAAATGATGATGAGATATATTGATGATTTAATTATAGGAAATAGAACTAGGCAAGAAATATTGCTAAAAATTGGTGATTCTGTAACCAATTCAGTAAAACAATTTATATTAAGTAATTATTATAAATTTAGAAATCCAAATCATCCTATAACAATAAGAAGAAAAGGTCACGATCATCCATTAATACAAAGTGGTAAAATATATAGTACGTTAACATATAAAATAGGTAGAGGTAATCCAAAGGGATCTATTAAAACTACTGTAGTTGACTATAAATGACATTATTAGATAATGAAATAATTATAATAATAAAACAAAATACCGGAACATGGTTAAAAGGGCATCATGCAGAAGGTACAAAAACATATTCATATGCAAATGCAAGCGTACAGCCTATAAATGGTGACGAACTACAAAATCTTCCGGAAGGTGAAAGAATAAAAGGAACATTAAAATTTTATTCTGAATCAGAATTGTTTGATAATTATTTTTTAAGAAGAAAAAATGAAAATGTAAAAAAAATAGCTACATGTACAATAGACAATGTATTAGATTCTACAGATTATACATGCACTATAAATGAAACAGAATTTTTGTTTAATTCAGGAGTTGGAGCAACTGCAATTTCTATAGTTGCCGGTATTGTAAATGAAATAGAAAGCGGATCTGAACAAATAACTGTTATAGACAATTTAGATGGAACATATACAATAACGGCAAACATAGAAGGCAGTAATTATACATTAATTGTTGATGATAATCAATCATTTAATATAGATGTTGAAAATGTTACAAAAGAATATAAATGTAAACAAGATAAAGATTATAGTGTTCATAATATTTCGCATTATAAAGCATATGGATTTTTAGTAGAAAGAAAAAATGGCTTATAGGTTAGATCAAACAAAAGAAGATGCTATATATGATTGGGCCGCTGCATCTTTGTCTGGAACTCAAATTATATGGGACAAACCAAATGCTCCAAGACCAATGTTGCCATATGTTACATTAAATATTATTGGTGGGCCTATTAATTTAGCTAACAAAACACCATATAAATATAAAGAACTCGATACATGGACATACCAATTTAAAAAAAGAATAACCTTAAGTGTAAATATATTTGGATATGAAAATCATTTAAATTTAATTGAATCTTTGTTAGATTCATTAGAATTAGATTCTAAAATAGAAATATTAAATATTGCAGGATTAGCTTGTTGGGGATATGATGGGCCAATAGATTTAAGTATTAAAAGGGATACTGAATGGGAATTTAGATCGCAAGCAGATGTATTTTTATCATATGGTAAAAATGTAGATGATATCCCAGGGGAAGTACAAAGTATAGAATTAAACGGAGAAATAATATCCATATCATAAAGGAGTATTAATATGAGTGATGTAAAAGATTATGTAGTAATAAATATAACAAGAGAAACAGCAAGAGTTACCAGGGCTGGATTTGGTACACCTCTATTGTTTGGGCCTCATTATTATTTTCCAGATAGGGTAATGACGTATACCGATCCTGCTGATATGTTAGATGATGGTTTTTTAACAACTGATGATTTATATAGGGCAGCATTAAAATTATATTCTCAACAATTATCACCTCAATCATTTAAAGTAGGTAGGAAACTTGAAGATGTTAATTCTAAGGTTTCTTTGGCATTTACAGGTACACCTTCTGCTGGTACTTGGACTTTAGATGTTGGTATAGGAGATGCAACACCAGTAACAACTGGTAATATAACATATAGTGCGGATGATGATACTACCGCAATAGAAACAGCCATTGAAGCTTTGACAGGAGTAACCGAAGTAACTGTAACCGGACTTTATAGCACTGGCTATACAATAGAGTTTACAGGGGTTGATGCAGCAGCAGACTTTAGGATAACTGCAATAGATATATCAAGTTTAACTGGCGTAACCGCTGCAACAGTTACACAGGATCAATATGGCTCTGCTGTTGAAACTTGGGATACTGGATTAAACGCTATTATAGCAGCAGACGATGATTGGTATGCATTGGTAGCTACGACAAGAACAAAGGCTGATATATTATTACTTGCAGCAATTATAGAGACTAAGATAAAGATGTATATAGCATGTAACGGAGAGGCCGATGTCAAAAATGGAATTGCTGCAAATACATTACTATCTTTAAAAGCGTTAACTTATGACAGAACTGCTTATTTATATAGTGCTGATTATGCTAATTTTCCTGAGGCTGCTTGGCTTGGTGGTCAATTGCCTAAAAATCCTGGTAGTATCACATGGAAGTTTAAAACGCTTACGGGTATAACGCCAGACATTCTTACCGCAGCAGAATTATTGAATATTAATGGAAATTATGGAAATACTTATGAGACTGTTGGCGGTATAAACATGATATCATCAGAGGCTACGGTAGTTTCTGGAGAATATATTGACATCATACGCGGGACAGATTGGCTACAAGTTAATACACAAACAGATTTATTTGCATTACTTGCCAATCCTGATAAAATTCCAAGGACAAATGCTGGAGGTGGCGCGATTGAAGGTATAATAAAATATTGGCTTGATAGAGCTGAATCTGCATCTGTTAATTTGTTAGTTCCAGATGAATCTATTGTATATGTTCCAAGAGTAGAAGATTTACCAATAGCAGATAGGGCAGCGCGTTTGTTCAGTGGAATAACATTCTCTGGTAAATATGCCGGTGCAATTCATAAGATAACTGTAAATGGAAAATTAAGTATATAATAACATATATTTGAAAGGATAAATTGATGAGGACGTATAATCCAAAAGAAGTGTCGTTTTTAGTTGGAACTTCTTTACTTACTGGTTGGAATAATATAAGAATTGTTCGAGCCGAAGATGGAGTTATGTTTAGTTCCGGAACACAAGGTGAATTGACTAGAACTATAAATCACAATAAATTAGGAAGCTTTGTTGTAACAATGCAACAATCAAGTATTGATAATGAAACATTAAGTGCGTTAGCATTATCTCAATTGGCTATTCCGTGCATGATGATTGATAGGTCTGGTACAACTAAGGCAGCAATTGAATTGGGAACAGTTATAAAGTTTCCGGATTCAGATTATGGGAAGGAAGCAGGAACAAGGGAATGGACTATAACTGGAGAATTGATTGCATTTATTGGAAGTAACAATCAAGATTAGGGAGTTTTGCGATGGGGAATCGAGCAATAGAAAAAGAAATAGACGGTGAAGTTTATTCATTTTTTATGTTAAGACCAAGAAAGAGCCTTTCTTTATTATCAAAGATAGTTAAGTTACTAGGCCCAAGCATAGGAAAAGCTTTTTCAACAGAAGTTAAGGTAAAAGATATAATGGATGCCAATATAAATATTGGTGATTCTGTAATTGCATTTTCAAATCAATTTGATGATGATAGAGTACAGAATATAATAGATATACTTTTAAGTCAAGTTCATCATAAAGGAAAAGGAGAATTATCAAATGATGCAGTTTATGATGAGTTATTTTCTGGAAAAATAAAGCATTTATTTAAAGTTGTATTAAAGGCAATGGAGGTGCAGTATGCTGATTTTTTCGGAGACGAAGATTTTCTTGGGACAATAATAAGGAAATCAAAGGATCAAATAAAGATAGACAATTAAATAAAAGATTAGTAAATTATGAAGAATTAAATATAGATTTATTCTTATGGAGACCTATTCTTGAAAAAGTTTTAACATTTACTGAAGTTGAAACATTATGTGATATAAATGATATAGCAGATGCAAACGAAGCATTAGATATTAAGATATATTTGGAAAATTTAAAAGCAAAAGAAGAAAAAGAAGAATATGACATTAAGGACATTATTGATAAAGTTGGGATTCAAGGGTGATGTAGCAAAACTTGTTGCATTTGATAATAAGATAACATCATTTAAAACTAACGTTTTGGGTCTTAGTGCTGTATTTGCTACTGCTACTGCTAGTCTTGCATATTTTTTAAATGAAGCTGCGAAACTTGAGCAGACTAAAATTGCTTTTGAAGTAATGACAAATTCAGCAGCATTAGGCCAAAAATTAATTAAAGATTTATTTACATTTGCAAGAACGACTCCATTTAGAATACCTGGCGTAATGCAAGCCAGCAAGATCTTATTAGCTATGGGTGTTACTGCGAATGAGCAAATTGATGTGTTAACTAAAATAGGTCATGTTGCCGCCGGAATAGGGAAGCCTCTTGATCAATTAGCCAGTATATTTGGTAGGGTAAGAGCTGCTGGATATTTAACTGGTTATGAAATGGAACGTTTAAGACGTGCTGGTGTTCCATTGGGAGCATATTTATCTGAATTATTAAAGAAGCCCGAAAGAGAAATATTGCATTTGATCAGATCAAAACAAATATCATTTGAGGTGTTTGCCGATGCATGGGAATTAATGGTTGAAAAGAGATTCCCAAAGTTAATGGATAGATTGTTACTTACTTTTAAAGGTATAGTTAGCAATATACAGGATTATATATATGAAATAGTTGCGTTTTCAGGAGAAGAATTATTACCAGTTTTTAAATTAATGGCTAATCAATTAATGTTTTTACTTGATTCAAGTAGACAGTTAATAGGTTTAAAATTTAAACAATTTTTTATTGGTGTATCTTCTGCTCTTGAATTAATTAATAAAGGATTTATAAAACTTTATTTCAGAACAAGAGAAACTATCGATCAATTTGGTGGAATAAATAGATTATTTAAAATATTCGGTACACTTTTTGGAATGTTTGCAGGGACAAAAGCATTGATGGTTCTTGGTAGAATAGGCAAAATAGTTGTATCAACTCTTAGTTTTGCATCTTTAAAATTAGCATTAATTGGTGCTGCTATGATAGGAATATTTTTAGCAACAGAAGATATAATTGGATATATATTAGGTAAAAAATCTGTTTTAGAAGCTATATTAAATATGGTTAGCGAAAAAGCACCTAGGGCATATGGTCATTTAATAAAATGGCTGCGAATATTAAGAAGAGAAATAGAAGGATTGTCATTATTAGCCATTGGCTTATTTGTAGGTTTAACAAATGGCGATTGGTCTATGGCTAAAGCCGGAATGGAACAAATGAGTGAAGCATATAGGATGGCATTTGAAAAAGTATCAAAAGAAAAAATAAAACCTACTGTCGAACCATACAAAGGCAAAATAGATATGTCTGAACTAAATGTTATTGAAAGACAAATAGCTAAGAGTCCTTTTTTGGTTAAAGTTGCTGAAAAAATTGAAGATTTAAAATATGTAATAGATGACGCATTTAAACCTGCTGGTAAACATATACCTATAACTATTGGCCCACAGTTTGAAAGAAATATAATACCAAGGCTATCTTTAAGCCCACAGGCACTAATGTATAGACAGTTAGTAGAAAGACCGACAACGAAATCTCCAGAAAGTATTATTCTTGAAAGAAGTGAAAGATTGAGAGAGGGATTGAAAAGTATTAATATAAACATCCCAACTGAAGTTCATTTTAACAATTTACCTTTAAATTCTAATAATGAACGAATAGTAAGTGAAATTAAAAATATTATGAAAAAAGTCGCCAGTGAAGTAATTGGTGAGAAATTAAAGACTGAACTATCAGCAGTGGAGCCACCAATAGAATAATGGCTAATATATTTAAAAGATTTCTTGAAACAAAAAAAGTTACATTAATAAAAGATGGAGATAAAACAATAATTGCTTGCGATGTTGTTACAAGCGAAACTCATCAAATGGCTTCTGAGGCTACTCAATATGAAATAGAAGATGGTTCCGATATAAGTGACCATGTTATTAATAGGGGGAAATTGCTTACAATAGAAGGTGAAATAACAGATGATCCTATAACTATATTAGATACTGGTATTTTTGAAAGAACAATAGCAAATGTTACTCCTTCAATTTTAAGATCAAAATTATCATTTGGTTTAGGTGGAGATAAAGGCAAACCAAGTAAAGAAGTATTTGATCAATTTGAAAAAATATATGATAATAAAATTCCGTTGACGATTATTACCGGATTAAAAAAATATGATAATATGATAATGGAAAATTTAAGTATACCACGCACTAGTAAAACTGTTCGTTCATTGAAGTTTACGGCTACATTTCGTCAAATAAGAATAGTTAGTACACAATTTGTAACAGCTCCATCGGTATATCAAGATGTTGAATTTGGGGCTCAAACAAAAAAAAATATAGGAACTCAAAACTCAAAAGCTTTATTGCAAGATGATAATTTAACTTTTACACGAAAGTTAGGAACTTGGGGAATTAACAGTTTTAAAAAAGTATTTCAATAAATGAATATAAATAATACATATTTTATACAAATACCATTATTAAAAGAAGAATATAATTATGAATTTACTACTATTATAGGTGAATCTACTTATATTTTGTGGATTTATTTTAATAGGCGAATGGGAAGATGGATATTGAATGTTAAGGATGAAAGAAATAATTATTTAGTAATGGGTATACCTATTTTAATAGGATCTCAAATATTATCAAGATTTGCTAATCATAAATTAAATGATATAAAAATATTATTTGCATTTAACAAAAAGTCACAATATGAAGAGATAGGCGAATTTGATCTTGGTGATAATGGAGTTTTGCTTGTAGCAAGAGAATTAACATAGTATAAATTTTGTTTTAATAAAAGGTTATCTATTATTAATAATATGTTTTAACAGTACTTATGAGGAATTAAGATACGTAATGCAAAATGCTTTATTTAATAGAAATGTATATATAACATTTGGCCCGATAAAGAAATTATATTTAGTAGAAAATAATTTTGCATTATCAAATATATCTCCTTCTAATATAGTTGGTGGATGGAATTCTATAAGTGTCATGAATGAGGGTTGGCCTTTTATTGAACCAAATAATCCTCAAAAATATAATAGAGGATTTTCAAAATTAAGAGTATCATTCGATATAAAAAAGACTCTTGAACAAACTGAAAATGATGCTAATATAGAAATATATAATGTATCAAAAGATTCATATAAACTACTTCAGCAAGTAGAAGAAACACATATTGTTCAATTATCAGTTGGCTATGAAAATTTAATAGATACAATATTTATAGGTAATATAGAAAATTCATATTATTATAGAGAAAAATCAAATTGGATATTAAATATAAAAGGAAAAGATGGGCAAGAAAACATACAAGATAATATAATTAATAAATCATATAGACCTGGGTTTGATTTAAAAAGTGTATTATTGGATATGATAAAATCATCAAATGTGCTTCCAAAAGGAGCATATGATAGCGCAATAAAATGGATAGAAGATAAATTATCATCAGGAAAAAAGACTCAAAATGGATTAACTATAAGCGGAAGATTGATAGATGAAGTAAATAAATTACTAAGTGAATTTAATGCTACATTATCTATTCAAGATGAAAAAGTACAGATAATATATAAAAATAGTAATAATGAAGATAATATTTTTTTAATATCTCCTTCTTCTGGATTGATAGGCTCTCCGAAAGATAAGGGTGCTGATGAAGGATTGGAGTTTAAATGTTTATTAATACCAAAATTGAAACCTGGATCATTGGTTAAGATAGAAAGTAATACAATAAATGATTTTTATCGTGTAGATAGTATTATTTATAAGGGTGATACCCATAGCAATGATTGGGAATGTAAATGTGAAGCAAGTAAACCAACTAATATAATTACTGATTTACCTATAATTAAATATTATAATAATATTGAAATAGAAAAAGAATTAAATTCTAGTTGGGAAAGATTAGTATGATAAAAACTAATAATACACCAAGTTTTGCAGAATTCGTAAAAAAAGCTTTTAGAAAAGAAGCTTTAGAAATACATGTTTCAGTCCCAGGAAAAATTAAAGAATATGATTCAGATACACAAAAGGCAACAGTTGTTCCTTTGTTAAAAAAGAAATGGAAAGACGGTTTATCTACATTATCAGATTTACCAGTTTTAAGTAATGTACCTGTTCACTGTTTAAGCGCAAATAATAGAAAAACTTTCATTCATATGCCTTTAAAAGCAGGAGACCTTGGAATGATAATGTTTTGTGATAGAAGTATTGATAATTACTTATCATCATCTCCACAGGAAGGAAATGAAGTAAAACCTACTTTTCATAATAGCCCACGGCATCATGATTTAAGTGATGCTTGGTTTGTCCCTGGAATATTACCATTTAGTTTAGCATTGCAAAACATAACTACTGATGATATAATAATAAAAAATGATAATACTAAAATTACAATTTCTCCTGATGGAAAAATATCAATAGAAAATAGTAATTATGAGTTATTGGAAACACTAAGTACATTAATACAAAATTTGATTGATGCAAAGGTTATAACGCTTTTAGGCCCGCAGCCGTTCTTAGCAAATACAATAGCGTTATTAACGCAAGATAAAACAAAAATAGATTCATTTAAGGTTTAATAAAATGCCTCTTATAGGAACAGCATCTACATGGAGAGATTCTTTAATATCTGCAATGGGAATAAATTTTACTGGTATGTCACCAGCGGAAGAAGCAATAGTTAAAGCTGCATGGTTAGCTATATGCCAAACACATATAACACATTTAACAACTAATTCACTAATTTTAACTACAGGTGTTACGGCAACAGGCACACCTGGAGGCCCATTACCAATAACGGCACAACCTGGAAGTTTGAGTTAAATTATGAGCGATATAATTGATTTAAAATTAGATTCTGATAATTGGAATTATGTTCTAATAGAAGGCCAAGATTTAGCTACGGTATCAGGTATAGATGCAATAGAACAACATTTAAAACAAAGATTTCAATTTTTTAGAGGCGAATATAAGCATAATTTAACCCGTGGGATACCCTATCATGATGAATTTTTTAAAAAAAGCCTAAATCCAATAGTAATGGATAGTATATTAAAAGATGTAATATTGGAAACACCAGGAATAATTGAATTGTTAAGTTTTTCAATTGAGTTAGATGATCAAACAAGAATCTTATCTGTTATATTTAAAGTATCAACAGATAGCGGTATCTTAGATTATAATGGAAAAATTCCATTAGGATAAGGAATGTAATATGGCCGTAGAATATGGTGTTACAATTAATGGTTTTGCTATAAAAACATTAGATGTAATAAAAGGCGAAATTAATGAAGATTTAAAAACGATATTAGGAAACCAAATAAACACATTGCCTGAATCTGTTTTTGGAACATTAATAGATCAATTCTCAGAAAGACTGCATGAGATGTGGGAATTATTCCAATTATTATATAATGCAGCATATCCGCAGACGGCTGAAGGAGTAAGCCTTGATAACGTAGCTGATTATGCAGCCACAGAACGGTTAGAAGCTAGGGAATCAACAATAACCGTTCAGGCCTTATTTGGAACCGTGTCAACGGTAATTCCTGCCCGAACTCAGTTTTCCGTTGACGATGATCCTTTAACTGTTTTTTCTACAGATGAAGAAGTAACCTTGGTAGCGGGAACCGATGAAGCTCAAACTATAACATTTTCAGTTACTCCAAGTGGGGGAGCTTTTACATTAAAATATGGAACTGAAGAAACTGTTAGCTTGCCATATAATATACTTAATACTGAATTAACTACAGCTTTAAATAATTTAAGTATCTTATCAGGCGTAAATATAACAGGATCTATCGCTGCTGGTTTTACAGTAGTATTTTCAGGTAATGATGGTAAACAACCACATTTGTTATTAACAGTAGGTACAAATACATTGACTCCGGCCACAACTATAACAATTACAAGAACAATAACAGGGGTATATCAAGGTTCTGTATCTATGACCTGCACCGAAACAGGGCCTAAAAATGCAAATGCAACAACATTAAATATAATAGATAATCCTATAAGTGGATTAGATAGAACATTTAATGTTGTTGATGCAGTTATCGGAAGAGATGAAGAAACTGATGCTGAACTAAGAATAAGAAGAAATGAAAATGTTATAACTTCAAGAGCAGCTACGGTTGAAGCTATAAGAAACAAAGTGTTAGATTTAAATGATGATGAATATGAAAATTTGCCAGAATTGACAGATGTTATAGTATATGAAAATGATACAGATTCTATAGATTCTAAAAACATGCCCCCACATAGTATTATGGTTGTTGTAAGGCAGGCTGGTGATGTTGATACAAGAGATCAAGAAATTGCTCAAGCAATATTTGATTCAAAAGCAGCAGGAATAGCAACAAGTTATGGTAATGCTACTGGAGGTAACGCGGTAACTAAGACCGTGACTGATTCAACTGGAATAGATCATTCAATAAATTTTGCAAGGCCAACAGCCGTAGATATTTATTTAATATTTGATGGATTTACAACAAATAGTGAGTATCCAGATGATGGTGATGATCAGTTAAAAACAATTTTAGCTACATGGGGCAATTCTCTGGGAACAGGAATGGATGTAATAGTTTATCCACAATTGGTAGCTCAAGTTAATGAAGTTCCTGGGATATTAGATTTTACTATTAAAATAGGAACTTCATCACCACCAACTGTCGATGATAATATAGATATAAGTGATGGTGTTGGCAGTACTCCCGAATATTCTGTTTGGA